GTAGCACAAGGAACAGACTTCAACCAGAGAATAGGAAGAAGTGTGTCTATGAAATCCATCTTATTTAGATTTAATATTGAAAAGACAGCCACTGATAGTGAGGGAAACACATGCAGATGCATATTATTCTATGACGCACAAACCAACGGAGCTGCACCTGCGGTCACAGACGTACTCGCTACAGCTAGTTACCTGTCCCCCATGAATTTGAACAACCGTGATCGTTTCAAGATCCTGGCAGATTGTTACTTACAAACTGATGCTTATGATGGAGGTGCCCCCATCGTGGCAGGAACTTTCACCGAACATTGTAAAACTATATATAAGAAATTCAACATGGAGGTTCAATTCAGCGGCACTGCGGCTACAGTAGGCTCCATAGCTACTGGCGGTGTATTTGCTCTGTTCATCTCTAGCGAGAACAATACTTTGGCTTACGAGTTATACTCACGAATAAGATTTACGGATAAATAAATCTGCGTTTATTTATAAAAGATTTTCATTTCTCAAACCATAAACATTCATAAACCTTTCTATATGCACAACTTCCAGTCGTGCTTCCAATGTACTCAATCTTCCGTCCATTGCAGCTTTAGGATAACACTCGGAGAGGGAATAGTTGCTAAGAATAATCACAGGGATATTCTTAGTCTTCAGGTATTGAGATCCTTTCTTCCTCAGGGTCATCTTACTACCCTGAAGGAATTCATTCATCCATTGTAGAGTCTTTTGTCCCTTAAACTCATCCATGACTGCAAGATCATAGTCATCGTCATATGCGTCGTAGAAATCTTCCGTTACCGGAATATGATACACAGATAGAGATTTCTCCAAGTGTTCTATCAACGAAGTCTTCCCACGGTTCCTCTCCCCATATATGAACAACTGCGGTGCTTTGAACCGGCGCGATGATCGGATATTCGCCGTTATCCACTGCGCGATCTGAAGATCAGCTTCGTTTAGTCCTTCAATCGTGGGTGGCACATAGTCTTCTTTTTCTTTCCTGTGCTTGAGAAGACGAACCCACGTACCGTATTCCTCCAACTTTCTTTTGTTGATCATCACGTACCCCGGATCATGTTCATTTACCTCAACCATACTCTTTCCATCCATGAGCATCTTTGCAACGGTCTCATTCTTCGGAGCCTTCTTACTCTTGATCGACTCAATGTCCAATCCTTTGACTACATAGCAACCAGCCTTAGTAACGTATTCCACACTACCTCTCAAACTGTTCACAACCTTGTAGTTGCCATGTTGCCCTCCAATGAAGTCGAAGCAGCTGGCCTGTTTAAAATTCTTCCTCTTGTTGAACAAAAGGAACACGTGTAGGTGAGGATCACCATTCTGGTGCTTTTCCTCACACACGATGTAACCTTTTAGGTCGTTTCCAAACTTCTCTTCGATACGTTTAGCTGCATCTTCCTTCTTGGTGTGGCACTGAGCATACGTGAGTAGAAATTTCATTGCGTTCATCCTGAACTCTTTCTTCTGAGTCTTCTCTGTCGGCGCAGGCTTCTCCAGAGTCTCATCCTCATCCGAAAGGGGTCCTTCTAAGCATAGAAGGCCTTGGGCATCATACTCTGAATCTGGCGAGTACATCTCCTGGTGGCTTGTGGTATGAAGTGGTGGTGAAGTCATTTTTTTCCTAAGTGTCAGGACGCGGAGGACGCGGAGGGGCGTTAGTAATATTATACGCCCTCCTGCGTCCCTCCTATATATCCGGATTTAACCAGGATATGCCTGACAGGTAGTCATGTTAGATATTTAGTTCCTCGCAAGAAGGAATTCGTACAGATATTTCTATTTTTATTTTTATTTTGATTAATTTGATTAGAACCGGGTTTGTACGAGCGGATACCGGATTTGTACGTATAGAAAGTGGTTATTATCCGAGGGGAAATAGCGTAGGCACGTGAACCGCACCTACGGGCTTTCAGCCCTTCGGAGCTCTCACAAATTTGATAATATCCGATGGGCGTGGTGTTAATGTCGGCTTCGCTGTGGTTATGCACGGATGGGAGAGCATCGGCTGCGCTGGGAACAGGCTGCGCCTGTACACCCAGCTACGCGATTGCCTACCCGCATCCTACGTCAGTATTGATTTATTATTTGCGAGGAAGTTAAAAAAAGAAGTCTGTTCAATAAATAAATTTATTCATGAGTCCGTGAAGTACATTCGAGTAGTAAAAGAAAGAGTTGGATTAAGAGCAGCTACGGATGTAATAGCCATTAAATACAGTGCTCCACTTTCTGGAGCAACAAGACCAGAAGTACTACCGTATACTGCAGGTATATCAAGCTTCATATATATGTCTTCAGCTACAAAGCATGCATCAGACATAAGACCATTAACAACATCAAGTCTACTGAGTTGGAATAGCCAATCTTTAAGAATAACAAATCTAAGACGACCACTGTTATTCTCAGGTGCAAGAGTGCTAGCAGATTGAAGAACGTCAGTTATAGTAGTGCTAGCAAGGGAGTTAGAGTGATGGTCAAGCACTAAGAGTATGCGAATTCGTTGATCAGCCATATCAGATGCAGGAGTTGGTGCAACTGAAAATCGAATGCGAATAGCCTTCATATTGATAACCCTTCCAATACGTTGATTATAATCGGTACCATTTGCAAAGGAGTTAATGATAAACACCAGACCGGTATTCGGAATTACTTGTACATTACTAGTGTCATCACATTTGGTCCATTGTAGGGTTTCAGGAATAAAGTCCATTACAGTTTGAAATTGGAGCGAAAACATTTATACCTCGAAACATTTCTAAGAACTTTGTGTTTGTTAACGATTGGTTGGATTCGGCATATAGCAAGCGGATTGGCTATACTAGCCGTTAAGTATGGAGAAGGACGCTGCGGAAATCAAACCACCTAAAACCCCAAAAAAGAGGGCACCTGTCAAAAGACAAGCTTCAGTTGCTTTTGAGCCGGAAAATCATCCATATCCAACAACTTATCAACCAAGGTTTACACCTGCATCAAAATGGTCAAATCTTCCGTCAAAACTGTCACATATACCAGTGGATCTAGAAGAGCTAACGCAGCACGTACAGTCGTTGCAAACGCGCGTAAAATCCTTAGAGGAAGAATGGTTGCAAGTCCTAGGGCACCTCTCAGAACAGGAGGATTCTACGGAGTATATAACCGAAGAGGAAGAGATGAACTAAAGTTCATTGACTTATCAGCTGCAGCCACTCTGTGGACAACAGCTGGAGTAATAGGAATACTCAACGGAGTAGCACAAGGAACAGACTTCAACCAGAGAATAGGAAGAAGTGTGTCTATGAAATCCATCTTATTTAGATTTAATATTGAAAAGACAGCCACTGATAGTGAGGGAAACACATGCAGATGCA